CCTTGGCGGTCGTCAACCAGGTGTAGGTGTCACCATATGCAAGGTGGCCCACCTGACCGGCCCAGTTTTCAGCGGTTGGGAGGATGGTGCCCGAGTCTTTGAGAATAATACTCATCTTGTCCCCGTAGCGCCGCAAAATTACCTGGGCGGTGTCATTTTCGACCGCTCTGGATAGGCTCATTTGGTGGAGTGGTTGCCTTAAATGGGTGAACTCCTTGGCCGGGTCGAGTTGGCTAAATTTTCTTAGCAGTTCGTCGGTGTCAGCTGATCGACTACCTATTTTTTTGACGGTTGCTGTTTCCTCCTGAACCATCGAGCCGGGAATACCTCCGATGGTACAGCGGCACCGCGGATGGATTGGTGGCGTGGGGATGTGCATATAATCGTTTTCCAAGTGAGTCCCGGGGGTGACAACGGTGTCTCCCTTACTCATAAAGTCCTCGCCGGTCGGGTAGACCTCTTCATGGAGTGCCAGACATGTATCGCAAGCATCTGAGGCGGCTATCCACTGCTTATATTCTACCCCGCCCTTTCGTAGACTTTCGAGCGACCCCATGTTGGATGCCCGCAAGGTCTCGGTGCGGGCTACCGTTTCGGCACGGCTCGATGACCACTCGGTAAACTTCTCCTCCAGGCGCAGGCGCACGTCTTTAAGCGGCGCGCCCTCGGCAAGTCCTTCCGAGATAATCCCCTGAACTGTGTCCAAACTGTTCTCTGCGATCTCACCGGCCAGCACTGAGGTATGTTTGCTGGCGAACTTGACCGCCTCGTCGTTTGTCAGTCCGAAGGACGTGCCCAACACTGCCCGGGTGCCCTCCGCGCCTTCCTTCACCACTTCGAGGATGTTCCCCCGTAGGTTCCGGCGGACAATGCGCTCGATTTCTGGCCGGAGGGGGCGAACGCTAACTATTGAAGCCTTGATGCCCTCTTGGTCGAGAAAGTTGGTGATTGTGTAGGCCATATCCTCGAACATGCCCACGGCGGCAGCTTTAATAAGCGGGTGATGTCGCTCTTCGATATTGATGAGCCGATTGAGGAGTGCAGCGCGTTGATCTTCTGTGGGGATGCCGTCCAGGTCTTTGGTGTCTAATCCGTCATTTTTTTTTTGACCCTGGCCGTTGCCGCCTTGTGGGTTGCCGTCCTTGTCGTCATCTACGCCAGCTGCCGCTCGCTCATTGGCACGTAGGGACATTTCGCCGGTCTTGATATTGACCGATACCCGGTTCGCGTCGAGGAAGACAGCGCCCTGTGGCTCCGCTGGGTAGCCAAGCTTGAGCCGTTTCTCGATAATGCTCAAGGAGTCCGCCGATTCCACCCGTGTCCATAGTTCATGCTCCGACTCGGTGAGCGCCCTGATCTTCGAGGTGTCGAAACGGGCCTCCAGGCCGGAGTCGTGGTCGTAGCCGAAGTCCACAAGCAAGCTACCTCCCAGCTTATCGGCGATCATCTTCCATTCGGGGGAGATAGTGTTCTCATACATGTATTCCCGGGCCTCTCGGACGTTGGTGAACGTCGAGCGGTCAAGGCCGACCTTCGCGCCGACCACGATAGCCGGGACGTGGAGCGCCAGACAGATACGGGATTCGAGAATGGCAGCTATATTGCCAATCTCTAAATCCTTCATTGTCATAGAGGTCTGTTCCCACTTCATACCGTGGGATAGCACCATGGGCAAGCCAGCGCGTACCGCACCGACATAGCGGCTGGCCATCTTGTCCTCCATGATCTGCCGCTCTTCGGGGTTGAGTTTCTTGTCGGTGACAAAACAACCGCTGGTGACTGCCATGTTGAGGAGCAGCTGCTTGGTGAACTTCCCAAGCTCGGTGTCCGCGTCAATGCGCCGAGCGGCTGCTACCAAGGGTGAGAGGCCATAGAAGTCGTCTGCGGGGTCAATATAGAGCAGGTGAATAACGTCCTCGGGTTTCAAATCGTATTCACGGCCCTCGACTGTATAAATATACTTTTTGATATATGTAACTCTATCGGGGACAATCTTAACAAGGTGGGGTTGCATGGGCCAGAGTTCTCGAACCTTACCGCCCTTGTCCCTGACCTTGCGAACAAAGGCATTGCCGGTGAGGGATAGGTGCTGTTCGATGGTTTCAAGCAGTTCGGCCTCGTCACGGAACGGGTTTGGGTGGCGGAGCAGGGATTCGACCGGGTTGCCCTTGGCCCACTCGTCGTTTCCCTCGTCGAATATTCTGAGGGGCGCTTCCTTGAGTGCCCGGCTTCGTTCGTCCATACAAGAATGTACCAGTTCGTTGCCTCGGTAGGCCCATTTTGTGATCGACAGGAAATCGACCTGGAGCCGTTTCGCTGTCTGGGAATGGGTTGAGGCGCGTGGTATGCCAAGCGAGCTACCCAGGCGAGTAGCTGCCTTAACTTCTGGTTGCTTTCCAAATCGTCTATTTACTTTTTGGAGCCAGCCCACTGGGACATCTCCCTCGTTGTCTTCTTAGTAACCGTAAGTATAGCACATTCAAGCGTTGTCCGGCAAACTGTCTGACTGGTAGGATTTGAACCCACGACATCCCGGCCCCAAACCGGGCGCTCTGGCCAAACTGAGCTACAATCAGTTGATCGGGCCACATGCAAGAGTCGAACTTGCGACCTTTCGCTTACAAGGCGGCTGCTCTGCCAGCTGAGCTAATGTGGCGCGGTGCTTGCTAGCCGCTTCGCCGACTTGGTTCTCACCTTGGCGCGTGTAACAAGCACTCTTTTCTATAAGGAACCGACCCCTGCTTGCGGCAAAGCAGTAACCGCTTTTCCCTCCCCGAGCCGGTCAATTGACAGGGTACCAGAAATCAATGTCCTCATTAGAAACCTCTTTCGGCTTGTGGACACTGGTACCGGGTATTATTATATCATTAACTACTGTCATATTGTCAATCGGCGCGTAGCAGAGCATTAGACCGTCCGCCTTATCAGGCGAGCGCCCGATCTCCTTCTTAACCAAGTCCTTCGGGAGGACGCGCACCAGGCCGTTCTGGATTTTATAGTCTGTGGCGCAAATCTCCTCCTTGGTCTCCTCGTCAATCTTCCCCGCGATCTTGTCAGTTACAAAGAGTTTCCGCAGGTGCCAGTAGAACTCCGAGCGCTGGTTGAAACAGTCCTCGTTCGCACTCTTGCCCTGGCCCGTGTACTCGAAGACATTGAGGTTTTTCTGAATCCGTAGCATGTCGGCTATCGGCCCACCGAGACCAACCGCATCAATCGCCACCGGAGCCGACGGGTCAACGTCACGGATGATCTTACCGGCCCACTCCACCAGCTTCACGCTGTTGAAATGGTGGAACGTCTTTGTGATCTCCAGCCGCTCCCCCCGCCGGTAGCGGAGTACAGAGCTGTCGCGGCCCTTACGCGCCACATCAAACCCCCATTGCCGGGTGCCGTGCGTTGAACCCTTGCGCTTTTGCGCTGCGATAATTTTATCGAGTGGTACGAGCGTGTCAGACGCGCCGGTCGGAAACTCCCCAAAGACCTTAGCTATAAAGTAGGGGGTGCCCTCTCCGATATCGTTGTATATCATGGCCACCCAGTCTGGAGCGAGTAGCGCCGGGAATGGCAGCGACTCATTACCTATCTTCCCTTTCCAATCCCCCGAGCGGATATCGTCCATCGTTATACCAAAATGCTCGAAGTTGGGTGTGTCGAAGGCGGAGATGGTGAACTTCTTGAACTGAGATGATTCATGGCTGTGGAAGAAGTAGCCGGTTAGAGAGTCAGGGTTCGATATCAAGAGCATCCGGCTGTTCTGCGCTGTCATCAGGGTCTTAAGAGCGTCGAAGACGGGCTGGGGGATACCGGCGGCTTCATCAGCAACCAAAAGAAAGTTCTCCGAGTGCAAGCCCTGGAAGTTGATCTCGTCATCAGACGAGAACCCGACCGCAAAATGATCTGGCGCGATCTTCAACCCTTTGGTCAGTACGCGCCACGTCCATGGGTAGGGCGGGGATGCCTTGCCGAATTGGGTATTGATCTCCGACCAGAGCAGTGTTTCGATTTGCTGGTTGGTTGTGGCGGTAGTCATCACTTTGCAGGGGACAAACCCCTCCATGAAGACCAGTACCACGGTTCCCGCCAAAAAAGTTTTTCCGCTGGCGTGGCAAGACTTGACGGTCACATACTGGTTCTGAAAGACAGCTTCGATGATCTCCTTCTGAATCTTCCAATATGTATAAGGGAAGCGCCTCCCGGCGTAAGCGGCAGGTGTTTGACGGCAAGCTCGGCGGTTAAGTAGCTCGCGCTTATAACTCGCTATCTTCCGTTCTTTCGCTTTGTCGCCCAGGCTCATTGGCTTCCTTCCATTTCGCATCCCTAAACTCCGAGCAGTCTATACCTTCCTTCTCCAAGTCGTCCATAATCTCGTCGTCGGTGGCTTCTGACTTCCGCCTGTCCTCGATAGCGAGGTTCTGGTCGATCTTGTAGTTCCGCGTGTCCTTCCAATCGTCGGGGTAGCGGTTCTGGAGGTAGTACATAAGAGCAAAGCGGTCGCCGTCTAGGGCTAGGGTGGTCAGTCGGGTCTCAATCCGTAGCCGAGCATCGGCTTCCGCGTCCTCCACGGCTTGCAAAAACTCGGGGACATCCTTCAACCACTTGTAGAAGGTGTCGCGTGAAATCCCGGCAGCGCCGAAGGCCGCGGTTCTGGTGCAGCCGTCTGATAGGGCAACGGTAATCAGCCCTTGTATCTCCTCGGTCAGTTTGTATGGCTTCATTTCCTTCTCTCCCTGTTCCCCCAGTATAGCACTCTCTGAGTGGTTGGGCAATACAGCGCCCTATCGGTCGCCCAGCCGCTCCGCCTCAATCGCCTTTTCCCAGTTTTCCCGCACCTCTTTAACGTGGGCGTTCATAACGCCCCTGATCTTAGCGCTAAGGCCGCGCACGGTCTTAATGTCACCGATCTCTATGCACCCATAGTCGAACATTTCAGTGACGTGGCCGAAGTTGTCTGTGAACTCCATCCAAATCTTAGGCATTGTCCCATCCATCCAACTTAAGCAGCTCCGCAAGCTTACTGTAGTAAACGCCGCGTATGGGCGTTCGTCCACATTTTGTACACGTGACCGTGTACAGATGCCGGGTAGGGGTGTCGTCGGAGCACAAGTGCTGGGTAGTCTCCTCAACGCACGTTTTACATTTGAACTCTGCGTAGAAATCACTCATTACCTCACCCTCTCCAATGCTGTGGCCAGGTTGATTAGCTCAACCGCACCCTTTGCCGTTTCCAGTCGTTTTGTCACTTCCCTAGCGACCTCCCGCCTTGCAACATCAATTGCCGCTTGTGCATCCTTCTCTTGCTCAGTCATCGTCCTTCACCACCTCATACTGTTTCCAGCCGTCTTTTGGTTCGATCTCTCTTACCTTGGCCACCTCGAACGTTCGATCTCCCCCGCCCAGATGGATTCCCTCTGTGATTACCACCTTACCGTCCAGGCGTTCCGTCGCCGGAGCGTTTTCCACCTCGTCGAAGAGTATGTGGCCTTTGCTCATAACGTAGCAGTCAACGTAGCCCTCCTCCTCATCGGCAATAAAGCATCTATCGCTCACTTCCTCACCGTCTAAGTGGACAAGATAGGTTTTGCCGGTTTGGTGGACTTCATCCGCTGTCATTCTCATTTCCTCAACTCCTTTTTGAACTCCTTAGCCAGCGCTCCGATCTTCTGGCAGCACTTTCTAACTTTCTCAGTGGGGCATCCGCCGCACCCTTCCACCAACTCACAGAAAATAAATGTCTCAAGCCGGTGCTTGTTCACTGTAACGGTGACGACTTCACCGGGAATGATCTCCCCGGGGGTCAGTTGCCGATAGGTTAGCATGGTTTTCCCCCTTTAGCTTCGGATTCTTGGGTTTTATTGACTTTTGCAGGAATTTCCGCCAACGTGCTGCCGCTTGGTCGTGTGTAGGCACTTTCTGAGGTACTATAGCGTCCCGCCGTGAAACATAGGCCATTTCGTCACCTCGTCCTCTTAAATGGGCACAATCGCTTCTTAAACATCTTAATGAACCAAAAACAGTGCTTCGCTATCGGGCACGTCTTACAATCAAGCTTTTTGATGCCGATTAGGGGGTCTTCCAGGTCAGCTTGGCAAGAAACCCGCTTTTTACGCCGGAAGTCAACATGAATCAGGTTTGAGACCGCTTTCTTGACCTCAATCTTCATCCGTTATCAATTCCCCGTTCTCGAAACCAATAGGCCCACGCTGGCAACTAGGTATCTGCACTTCCATAGGTTCCTGCTTTTCAAAATGCGTATCCTCTTGTAGACCGATGCCATCTGGCCGCTTGCCACCATACAAAATAAAAATCGACTCGGCCAACTTGTCTTTCAACTCTTCGATCTCTTTTCCATGGTTGCCGATTACTGGGGTCAAGTTTTCTATAGCTTCGACCCTATCTTTTAATCGGTTGATCTCTGCCACGATATCTGTTTTCCTGATCTCATTTTCAAGACCCATAGCGACCTTATCGCCTTCCAGGGATGCCTTCCTAGCGGTTTCACTTGGTTCTACATCTGTAGTAGCCGAATCGTGTGGATGCTGTGAAATATGTGGTGACTGCTTCGTGGCCCCCCCACTTCTCAAGCGATTTTTTTCACCCCCCGGCACCGCGCCGCGCTCCTGCCGCTCTTCGAGGGACTTTGTGCATATAAAGAGCAGGTCAATCCCCTTCGAGAAAAGCCATGATGCCCCCACCATGGCCAGTATCACACCTCCAGCTAAGAATGCCCCTTTTATGGCTGCATAGACGATATCCATGGTGATCTTCCTTTCTCTGCCCCGGTAGTCCTATTCTGCATCTTCTATGAGGTCTATACCCCTACCTGTTGTGTCCATTGTCTCGTATCTTAGTAAGTTCATTGGAACATCATACACTTCCATGATCTTGCGTATGAACGCTTGCCTGTTCTCCTCATCATTGCAGTTACTTGGTACTTGCTTAGTCATCTACTGTATCCTTTCCTCGTATATATAGGTCTAGTGTGCCACTAGCTAGCAGCGCATGCCGCTGCCTCTCTGTGATCTGTACTACCCGCACCTCACTGTCCCTTATGTCCAGCTCCTCCATCAACGTGGCCGTTGTTACCTTCATTACCTCAAGCGTGAACTCCATCAGTGTATCCTCGAACTGCTTATGTGCTTCCTTGCTCACCACGCTGTCAGTGTACAGGCGTAGCAATAGCTGGTATAGCTGGAGGGTGGGGGTGTCTTCGGTCATGGGGGGTGGGCCTCCTTATTATAGATAGTATGGATTGTCTGGCTTTGCACAGTATATACGCAATCGCCACACTAGTCAATGGCCCCAGTATCCAGGGCATGGGCGCATGTAACAGGGGGTAGTAATAGGCCCGGGTATTCAGCATATGGGGGCACTGTTACGGATGGGGGGCACATCCTAACTGGTAGGTAGGTGGCAGTACACACCGTACCACATCAATAGGGAGGGCACCACACTGGTACCAGTAGCATAGGGGAAGTAGTAGTCAATGACTGCTTGCTCTAGTTGCTCTGTCTTGCTACCAATCAAGCGTACTGTCCTGTCTCATTGGGTCATCTTCATACTCGATGCCCTTACGTACCCGCTCCGCATCCTCTGCCTTGAATGTACTACAATACAGCGCACCATCGTGGTCTATCTGGTCGTATAGCATCAGCCCTATATCCTCTGCCTCACACTTACCGACCACGTTATGGGCACATGCCTTATCTCTACACCAGATGGTAGTCACTCTACCTCACCGAAGCTATCAACTGTACAACGTCCGTTCGCATGGTAGCTACAGGACTTATCATCACAGTGTACAAACGTTTGACTACTCATAGCATCCTCGACAGTAGTGGCGTTCCGGCCCACCGGAAACTACCACACCCCAGCCATGGTCATCCCGCAACACTTCAATGACTGGCTTCTTTGGCATCTTAGTGATCACTAGTCCCATAGCATTGTTGCATCCCTCAGTGTCACATCTTACTTCCAACCTATTGGGCGTAGGGTATGTAATCATGTTACGAATCGCCTCCTAAGATTCTAACTTGCAAGTAGATTGGAACTGCCAATCGTACTCTCATATCAGCACATCCTCCTGACAGTCAGGACAGTAGTGCTTCGGATGGTAGTTACCCGCAGATAGTACCACCAACCAACCACACTCCTCCTCTATTACAGTATTCAGGTACTCGTTCAATCCACTGGGAGCAAGGGCGGCTAGTTCTATGTTGTTCTCACAGTCATGGCCATCACACTCCACGTTGATAAGGTTATCAGCGTTCGCTCGTAACGTCATTGTCATCCCTCTTCTCGACCAGGCCCAACTCCACCAGGGCACGTGTACGTGTGTATCCTCGCCAACACAGCAAGCACTCATTCTTAGCCCAGCATTCCTTGTGCATCAGAGGTGGACGATGGGTAGGTGGTGGGCACCCGAGTGTGTCCTGTACGTGGTGGAAGATAATAGCAAACTGGCGATCTGCTAGTATCGCACTCAATGGGTCTATTTCAAACTTAGGCATCACCCATACACCGCCACAAGGAAGGCAATACCTCGATTAAGATAGTAAACATTCTCATTACGAATCACTCCTTTCGATTCTAATGGGCAGATAGATTGTGTACTTCCAATCGTATCGACTCATTCTGTGTGCTCCTTCCTGGTACGATTTCTCTTCAAATCTACCTGACCATGAACATCTGAACTACAATGTTCACGTCTGTAGTTGTCTGCGATCATGCTGGCGTAGTTGGCTACGTTTACAGCCTTACGCTCCACGTACTCGACTGGCGCTTGACGCTCGATTGCCACACTAAGCAGCGACATGTTCTCATACAACCGACGCTTGAGATACATGGCTGTACAGCCTGCCCACCCTGATACGAATCGC